AGTAAAAGAAGGTGTACCAGAAGCAGTAGAGATAGCACCATTTGATGCAGATGAAGATGGAAATTCTAAATCAGGTGAAGATTATTTAACAGTTCAATATGAGAGATTAGTTCCGTTGCTAATAGAAGGAATGAAAGATCAACAAAAACAAATAGAAGATTTACAACAACAAATTGAGGAGATAAAAAATGGCAGTTAACTCAACAGGTAACATCAGTATGTTAGGTTTAGCTAGAGAAAAAGTTTATGATGACTATGATTATTATCTTACTCCAACTAGTCCATATAGCATGTATGATTTGGTTAATGGTGGAAACACAAACGGTTCTGGAGTTAGTTTTGAGACTACAAATTCTAATTCATCTGCTCGTCCTGATACATCATCACCGCATGAATTTTCAGAGTGGTATAGCTACAATCATGATGAGCCTTCTGACAAATAACCGATTAAAAATTTTTAATAAAAGGAGAAAGAAAATGAAAACAACTTTCGATGAGATAATAGATGTAGTATTAGAGCACGAGGGGGGTTATGTGAATGATCCAAAGGATCCAGGTGGAGAGACCAAATATGGAGTCTCTAAGCGTGCGTATCCAGATGTGAATATCAAAAACCTTTCGGAAGATGGTGCAAAGGATATTTATAGAAGAGATTATTGGGAAAAGAACCGTTGTACGGATCTACCTGATGACCTTCGTCATATATATTTTGACATGTGTATTAATATGGGCGCTAGTCGAGCAGTAAAAATATTGCAAGAGACAGCCAACGCTAAAGGAGCTGATCTAAAAATAGACGGAGGCATAGGACCTAAAACAATTGGGGCTATGCGAAACGTGGAACTACAACGTGTCAGGGCGTATAGGGTGAAGTATTACGCTAACTTAGTAGATCGCAAGCCTGATTTGGGTAAGTTCTACTATGGTTGGTTTAAGAGAAGCTTAGAAGTTTAAGGTGATTTATAAATATGACAAATAGATTCTATAAGAATATTGTAAATGAGGTGATATATGGCACAGATTGTGTAGTGCTTGATGATCATACAATTAAGAAGTTTTTAGATGAGACCAATGTATTAAATGAGCTTAAGGGTGTTCAGGGTGTGTATTCTGATGAGGGATTGTATGATTTTTTTGACACATTTGCAGACTATAAGCGAGTTTCAGATTCTAAGGCTAAAAATGTCTTGGGATGGCCAGTTGTAAATTATATTATACAGGATGAAGCGGAGCATTCGGGTGATGCCAGCCCAAAAAAATTGCTAGATAAGGAAAAGGGTATGATGAAGGACGATGGCATTGGACGAGGAGATGGAAGGGCAACATCTGCTACGTATGGTGGTGCTGTCATTGATGGTGTTCGTAATCCTGATTCGAAGTATCAGAAAGAATTAGAACAAATTGTTAAATCTTTAGGATGGAAAATTATAAAGTGGATGGGTGTTGGCGCTAATAGAGAGAGCAAAGTGGTTATAATACCATCTTTTGAAATGGATACAATGTCAGCAAAAATGAATGAAAATACATGTTTAACAATTAAGTTAAAAGAAAGCATGGATGATATAACAATTAAGAGAGGGCTGGAACTTAGTTTAAAGAATGCTGGTTTTAGAGTTAAGAAATTTAAGAAAGCAAAACCTGGATATAATGAGATTTGGGCTGGTGTTTTTCGTACTAAAAATTCAGTTATGCCATTTAGTTATAGCAAGTATGGAGATGTATTTTATCAAGGTAATAATATTGGTGAATTAAATTCTAAACATCTTTTGAATTATCTTAAAAGTATCAAGGATAACAATAGATGGGTAGAATCTATTATGGAGAAGATAACGAAGGTTGGTGATGAATATGTTGTATACGCAAAGAGCGGTGGCAAGAGACTTGGTACTCATAAGAGTAAAAAAAAAGCTCAAGCGCAGTTAAAGGCAATTGAATTTTCTAAAAGCAAGAGAGAAGTTAAAGAAGCAAGTGTTATTAAGTCACCAGGCATTAAAACAATAGTTGCAGTATACCCAGGGAGGTTTCAACCGTTTGGTCCACATCATGAAGAAGTATATGAGCAAATAAGAAAAAAGTTTAAAGAAGTATTTATTGTAACATCTAATAAGTCTGGTGGTGATAGACATCCTATGAACTTTTCACAAAAGAAAAAGCACATGCAAAAAATGGGAGTCAATGGATCAGCAATTGTGCTAGAGAGCCAGCCGTATATACCTAAGGGTTTACTAAAAAAGTTTGATGGTGAGTCAACCGCAGTGGTTTTTGTGGTTGGTGCGAAGGATAAGGGAAGACTTACATCTGGAAAGTACTTTAAAGAGTATGAAAAGAATTATATGAGATTGGAGGGACATGAAAAACACGGTTATATAATGGAAGCACCACACGTTTCTGTTAGGGTCGGAGGCCAGGAGATAGATGGTACGACAATACGTAAATTACTGGGGTCGGAAAAATATGATTTAGATATTAAGAAGAAATTTTTTAAGAAGATGTTTGGGTATTTTGATCAAAAGACGTTTGATCTCTTTGTTAATTCGTTTTCAGAGGGTTTAATATTAGAGGGAGGAGCCTATGGACATATGGCTCATCCATTTGATGATTATGAGCTAACATTTGGAGACTTAAAATCAATAATAGATCAGGGATTACAGGGGCAGCTAGATAAAGAAGAATCAGTGACAGAAAAGTTAGATGGACAGAACATAATGGTATCAGTTGTAGATGGAGAAGCTCGTGCTGCAAGAAATAAGGGTGATCTCAAGTCTGGTGGCATGACACTTGATGATGTAAAGAATAAGTTTAAGCATCATATTCCAACTGTTAGAGGTGCTTTTGTTTATTCAATGACAGATTTGAAGTCATCTTTAGAAAGAATGTCTAAAAAAGATCAAGAAACGTTATTTGATAATGGTAAAAATTGGGCTAATATAGAAATAATTTATCCTGATACAAAGAATGTGATAGATTACGATGGTGGCATGCAAATTATACTTCATGGAATCTTAAAATATAACGAAGCGTGGACGCCATCAGGTGAAATAAAGAGTGGCGGTAAAAAATTAGCTACAATTATTAATAAACTAAACAAGGGAATTCAGACAAAATTTGCTTTTAAGGGACCAAATGTGCTCAAGATAGCAAAAGCAAAGGATTACTCCAAGAAGCGACAAAAATATTTTGGCGTTTTGAAAAAGCTACAAGATATATATAAACTGAAGGACACAGATGAGGTTTCGTTATATCACCAACACTTTTGGTTAGAGTATATTTTGGCTGGCGCCAATTCCACAGATTTTTCGAACATACCGGACAATATTTTATACCCTCTTATGAAGAGATGGGCATTTAGTGATAAGTCTTATAAGATGACAGATATTAATAAGCTAAAGGGAGATCATCCAGGGTTTGTAGACTGGGTTAGAACTACTGAAAAATTAGATCATGCTAAAATGCTAAAGGAAAATATGCGTCCGTTTGAAGTACTATTTTTTGAAGTAGGTGCAGAAATACTGAGTAATGTGAGTAACTGGTTGGCACCTAATCCAGATCAAACTGTACAAAAGTTACGTAAGGATTTAGACGGCGCTGTAAAGTCAATATTGAGTAAAAAAGATTCATCCTCAATTTCTAAGCTAAAAGCACAATTATCTAAAATTAATTCAATGGGTGATTTATCAAATTTAGTACCATCTGAGGGTTTAGTTTTTAAGTACAATGACAAGGTATATAAGTTTACAGGTTATTTTGCACCGATTAATCAAATCACAGGCTTAATGAAGTTTTCGAGATAAGCTATGAAGAATGAAGACAAAGCAATACAAAGCATCTTAACAGGTACCCCATTTGAAAAGAGGGTTATGGTTGGTTACGAAGGTGATAAAAAGAAGAAAAATGGGAACATAGAGGGACACTTAACTAAACTAATGAGTGGCATTCGTATGCCGTGGTTCTGCCCAGAGTGTGATAAAATTATGAAAAAACAAGTTGATGATAAAATGTGGAATATTTATGGTCACTGTTTCGATTGTCAAATTGACATAGAACATAAGATGAGGGTAGACGGTACATTTGAAAAGTGGGAAAGACAAAAGATTTTAAAGAACAAAAGGTCAATAATTAAAGATCAAATTGAATCAATAAAAGAGTGGAAGGGACAGGGAGATGCATCATTTGTAGAACCCGTGAATATTGATACGGGATTTGTTCATATAGAGACTTATAAAAGGGACCCAGCAATTGATAAAATTGCCGATGAAGCGCTAATAGACTTAGATAAGGCATCAATAGAGATTAATGCATTAATTAAAGAATTAAATGATTGATAATAAACAAATTAAAAAACAGATAAAAGAGGAATACGTAAAGTGTGCCCTTGATCCCGTGTACTTTATGAGGGAGTATTGCTATATTCAGCATCCAGTGAGGGGCAAAATCAAGTTTGATCTATATGATTTTCAAGAGAGGGTCTTAAATGATTTTAAAGATCACGAGTATAACATTATTCTTAAAGCTAGACAATTGGGTTTATCTACACTATCTGCTGGGTATTCGTTGTGGATAATGAATTTTAAAATGGATAAAAATATTTTAGTTATTGCTACAAAACAGGATGTTGCAAAAAATATTGTGACAAAAGTTAGAGTAATGCATAAGGCACTACCCGCGTGGTTAAGACAGGGCTGTGTTGAAGATAATAAATTATCTTTGAGATATAATAACGGATCACAAATAAAAGCTGTATCGTCTACCAGTGAAGCAGGTCGTTCTGAAGCACTATCATTATTAATTTTAGATGAGGCAGCATTTATTAAGAACATAGATGATATATGGGCAGCATCACAACAAACACTAGCTACAGGTGGTAAGTGTATTGCACTCTCTACACCGAATGGTATGGGAAATTGGTTTCACAAGACGTGGTCTGAGGCAGAAACTGGTGCCAATAATTTTAATTTTATGAAACTACACTGGACAGTACATCCAAATCGGGGGAAAGAGTGGAGAGATGAACAGAATAAGCTTTTAGGTCCGGACATGGCAGCACAGGAGTGTGATTGTGACTTCATAACATCAGGACAATCTGTAATCCCTGGACCAATTTTAAAAGAGTATCAGGATAAGTTTATTAAAAAACCTATTGAGGAGAGGTATGGCAATGCTATGTGGATATGGGCTCAGCCGGAGATAAATAGAAAATATTTACTTAGTGCTGATGTAGCGAGAGGCGATGGTGAAGATTATTCTGCATTTCATGTCTTAGATTTGGAGACATTAGAACAAATTGCGGAGTATAAATCAAAAGAAGGGACAACCAGATTTGCTAGTATACTAATGTCAGTGGCTACTGAATATAATGATGCGCTATTAATAGTAGAAAATAATAACGTTGGGTGGGCGGTACTACAAATATTAATAGATAGAGATTATAAAAATTTATTTTGGATGAAAAAAGATTTAAGATATATAGATTCTAGTAAACAATATGTTAATAGATACAAACGTGAAAGAAACAATATGGTTCCTGGTTTTACAACATCATTAAAGAGTAGGCCGCTTATTATAGAAAAAATGTCTCAATTTGTTAGGGCAAAAGAAATACAAATAAGCTCTGTTAGATTGATTGAGGAATTATTTGTTTTTATATTTAATAATGGCAAGGCTGAAGCTTTGAGAGGCTACAATGACGATTTAGTTATGAGTCTTGCTATTGGCATTTGGATTAGGGAGACAGCTTTGAGGCTACATGATGAGAATATGAGAATGACAAGGGAGGCTATGGAAAAAATAGACAATGTCTCTTCTGTATTTAAGGTTGAAGATGAGAATGATTATGGTTGGAAAATGCCAGTAGGCGATAAGAAAGAATCACTAACGTGGTTATTAGGTAATAAGGAATAAAATGGCACAACAAGATACATTTTTTGATCGAATAAAACGATTATTTTCTACCAACGTTATTGTAAGAAACGTAGGCGGCAAGAAATTAAAAATAGTAGACACAGATAAGATTCAAGCAGGCTCTGGTACTTTGATGGATCGCTATACAAGATTATTTACAACGACTGCTGGTTACGGTGGCTATATGGGATATTCAGGAGAACTAGCTAAGGCCCAAAGAATATCTTTATTTAGAGATTATGAAACAATGGATGACGATGCTATCATATCTTCAGCATTAGATGTGTACGCAGATGAATCAACAATGAAATCAGAGTACGGTAATGTATTAGAAATTCAAAGCAACAATGAACAAATAAGGGATATTCTACATAATCTTTTTTATGATATATTGAATATAGAATTTAACCTATGGCCGTGGATACGGAATTTATGTAAGTATGGTGATCATTTTCTTCATTTAGACATACAGGAAAACTATGGTATTATCAATGTTGAGCCCTTATCACCTTATGATGTATCAAGGATAGAAGGATTCAATCCTGAGAATCCTCAAGAAGTAAAATTTATATTAGATGCAACAGATCCAAGAAATATTGCTGGTAACCCACCCAGAACAGAATTTGAAAATTTTGAAATAGCACATTTTAGAATGCTATCTGACTCAAATTATTTACCTTATGGTAAGTCAATGGCTGAGGGCGGACGCAAGGTTTGGAAACAATTAACTCTTATGGAAGATGCTATGCTAATTCACAGGATTATGAGAGCACCCGAAAAGAGAGTTTTCAAAATTGATATAGGAAATTTACCGCCTAGTGAAGTAGATACATACATGAAGAGAATCATCGATAAGATGAAAAAAGCACCCGTTGTAGATGAGACAACAGGAGATTACAATCTTCAGTATAATATGCAGAATTTGACAGAAGATTTTTACTTGCCTGTTCGTGGTGGTGATAGCGGCACGATGATAGAAGCTCTTCCAGGTTTAACATATGAAGCAGTAGAAGATATTGAATATTTAAGAAACAAACTATTGGCTTCTCTTAAAATTCCTAAAGCATTTTTAGGATATGAAGAGTCAGTTGGATCTAAGGCTACATTGGCTGCAGAAGATGTTAGATTTGCACGTACAATAGAGCGAATTCAGAGGATTGTTATAAGTGAACTTACAAAAATAGCTGTTGCGCACCTCTATTCCCAAGGATTTACAGATTCAGCACTAGTTGATTTTGATTTAATACTTACTAATCCTTCGACAATTTATGAACACGAGAGATTAGATTTATGGGAAAAGAAAAATTCATTAGCAGAAAGTATGGCAACTGCTGGATTAGTTTCTGGTCAGTGGGTATATGATAATATTTTCAATTTTACTGACGAAGAAGTAGAAAAACTTGGAAAAGAAGTTGTTGAAGATAAAAAGGAAGTTTTTAGACTTTCTCAGATTGAGATGGAGGGGAATGATCCTGTAGCATCTGGTCAGGCTGTTGGTACGCCTTATGATTTGGCAACAGCAATGGCTCCAGAAGGAACGCCAGGAAATATTGATCAAACGGGAGATAAAGATAATCCTACGGGTGGCATGTTTGATGAGAAAGAGGATTATAATGCTCGAAAGAAGAATTTGAAGGTAGCTAGAAGGGACAAGGCCT